CTGCATTGCTAAAATAAGCAACGCAAGCGGTTATGGTGTAATTTAATTTAACTCTAGTTGTCGATTTGCCTAAAACTTCTAACTCCATATAGGGCGAGTCTGGGATTACAACTATTGCTGGGACAATTGGCGCTTCAGGGACTGAATCGTAAATATTGGCAGATACGCCTGCTAGAGCAGTTTTAATAGCTCCCCGGACATCTGTAGCAATTGTGCTGGCTGGCATTAGCCCACCATCGTCTCTACATCAAGGTATGGGCCAAGTAAGCCAGTTACTTTGGCAAGTAAATTCTTAGATAGGCGATAAGGTGTAACTGCAAAATCTACGCCTTCTATTGATCCACCTGCTGCTGTTCTTGCTTGGAATATCTCGACTGAGATAGCCAGAATTGCAGCTTCAGCATTGGCATTTCCGACATAGGTTGATAATCCAGAGAGCGCAGCGTTTCCTGCTGGAATGATATTTTTCTCCAATACATCTGCATTGGTGATTGCGACTGTAAATACATAATCTGAAATTTCGTCATCGGTTACTGTGTGAGTGCCGTTAAATGGTGATCCGCAGCCAGTAATAATTACGGATTGGCCCTGAGTGAATTCTTGAATTGTTGCGGTCTCAAAGTAAGCGATATTATTCTCAAGCTTTACTTTGTTTATTTTGCTTTGGAATGTGACTAGCATTGGCAAAACTAAATTCTCTGAAGCATCAACAATATCGTTTAGGTAAGCATCTGGATATAGGGATGACGAGACGCCAAGAATCGTCCTTAGCTCTGTGGCCGTAACTATCGTTGGCATCTCGTCTTCCTTTCAAGCAGTTAGGTGAGCGGCCAGCTCGGGAGCGGACTGGCCGTCACTATTTTGAATTGACTATGCAACTTTCCATAGATAAGCGCCAGCGCCTACCTTGGTTGCTAGTGCGCCGTATCCGTAGTAAGAAACCTCTACTTGGCCATTCAAAGCCACATTGGTCTGGAGACGGAAGCGAGATGATTCATACCAAGTATATGCCTCTGGGTTGATGATGATGATTGAGTTATCATCAGTTCCACCAGTTAGATTGCGAGATACTCGAAGGTTTAGACCTGCAACATTTCCAGTGACGGAATTAGGTGCAAGATTTCCAACCTGATTGCTTGGGTTGATAACTGCCTGATAGATTGGACGGCCAGAATCATTAAGGTTCATAATTGCGCCCCATTGCTCAGGAGATACGCAAATATTTTGAGCAAATCCGAGAGTTCCTGAGTAAATGCTTACTGCTGCATCAGATACGAAATCAAGCAAGTTAGCGGCTGTCATTGTGCGGTTTCCGCCATCAGTTCCGCCAGCAATTAAACCAGTTCCAACTGCAATATCTGTTGCTTTTGCATAAGCGTATTCCATTTGACGAACTAGCTCATCAAAGAATACTGGAGAAGAGCGATCCAATAACTCTACGGAGAAAGTCTGACCGCCTGCATATTTCTTAACATTTACTGTTAGGAAGCTGTTTGTCATTCCTGTTTCAATAATTGCATCGGCTTCAGTTTCTTCTTGAACTACAGGGACTGCCGTTAATTTAGGGATTTCAAATGACATCCCAGCGTCGGGTAAAACGCCGCGAGATACTGAATCAACTAGCGGTCTGTCAGCGTTTGAAAGTGGATTAATTACCTCGGTTAATTGACGAGTAGGAATTAGGCCACTATTGTTCGAAGTCGTATCATCTGCTGCCATAACATACTGACGAGCAGCGTCATCACCGAGTTTAGCGCGGACGCTATTCTCAAGATATTTTGCCTTTGTAAATTCAAGGCGAGGGGCTGTGTAAAAGGCTGGGCGAGCTGCCTCAACCATATTTGCTTTAGCTGCTTCAACCGCTTCTTCAACGGCAGGAGCAGGAGCAGTAGTGTCAGACACTTGGTCTCCTTCGTTTGGGTTCTCTGAATCAGCGGTTGCTAAATCAGAATCTTCTTTTGGTGCTTCATTCTCAGAAGCTGCTACTTCGCTTACGCGAGCAGAATCAATTGCAGGATCAGTTACTAGAGAAACTTCATCTAGGGTCGCTGAGGTAATCTGCATAACACCTTTGTTGTTTGTCCATTCGTTAATCTGGGCTCCAACACTAAATCCATCGCGCAAGCCTTCAGTTGCTTCAATTAAGGCATCTTCTCCAGCCATAGTATTGGCAATTTTGAAAGTAGCTTCGATGCCAGATTTAGTTACATTGTGAGAGACCATCTTGCCGATTGGGCGAGTGCGGTCGTGCTCAAGAAGTAACTTAACTGGCTTCATTTCAATTGAATCAGCTGCAAAGACTGTTGGGCCAACTGAAGTATTGCCTTGCTCATTCCAAGTGACAATAGTTCCAGTTATGGTGCGCTTAATTGTGTCGGCCGCTGTAACGACCATTGGGATATTAACTTTCATTTGGAATCAAATCTTCCTCTCGTTGAATCTGCTCAACGCTCATCGCGCCAATGCGGTTTAGAATTTCATAAACTTGAGCTCTCTCTAATGCGTTACCGCGTAGGAAGTCATCAAGTGCAAAGCGCACCATTACAGGATTAGGAACAAAGTCCGGTAATGATAGGCGTTCCTCAATTGCCTTAAGTATTGGGCGAAGTGAGAAATCTACTAGTGAGCGCCGCTCGGACACAGCGTTTGAATAAGTCATCGAAGTCGTTTCGGCGCTCAAGAAGTAGGCAGGTATTCCACAAGCCCGAGCTAATTCTAGTGCTACATATTGACGCGCCTCTGCAAGTTGCATTGATTTAGGATCAAAGCCAAACTGTTGCAATTCCACATCTGCATTTAGGAAAGCTGTTGAGCGAGATTGGCGAGCAGTTTTCCAAGCGGTTAGCAAGGATGAAATTCTTTCGGCAGTTAGATTAGTGCCATTTGATTTTAATACCATTGAAGGTGCTGGCTCTTTAGCATAATTAACTGCTGCGTTCTCAAGATAAACTGCTGCTGCAATTGTTTTGCCAGCTCTGTGAAGCAATCCTTCATCTCCGCCATCAAATCTTATGATTGAACCTACGCCATTAAGCGGAACTGCTTTACCATCAACTTTGTAGCCAGTAATTGTGGTGTTAAGGAAATCAGTATCAACTGTAACGCGGTCTGGACTTACGCGAGTCCAAGCTCTTACGCGTCCGCCATCTGTTGCGCTATACATCTCAAGCACTTGACCATAACCAGCGCCATATAGCCAGATATCTTCTGCAAGCCAGCAATAGATCACAAATCCTGCAACTCTTGGGTCTGGCTGATTGATTACTCTGTGTGGATCAACATACTGGCCAGTTATGCGATTAAAAGTCGTTAAAGGTAATGAGCCAATAGTTCCGCATATGATATTGCGAGCTCTAGCAACGGATGGAACGCTCATTGCTAATTGGCGAGTAGTATTAGTTGCACCGCCGAGAATATTATAAACTGAATCGCTAATCTGAACTGGTGTTAAAGCTGCTTGAACATCAGTAACGGCAATAGGGCGCTTGGCCTCAACTGCTGGAAATAGGAAATCTCTTATAGCACCCATTGCTTACATTGTAAGCGAGCCGACTTACACTATTTGAATATCAACGCTACTTTCAGCCATAGTTGCATAGTGTGTTGCTAAGGCCGATGCAATTGCTCCGCAGATTGTCGTATTGCTGACTTTCCGACCCATTACCCAGCCGCCGTCACCGAAAGGGAGTTTGACGGCGGATAGGCATTGTTTAGTCAGCTCATCTTGTCCCGAGTGAGCCAACCGCTGTGATGAGATAGCTCCCAGTAACTCATCGCAGCTTTGGGCATAGTCAAGGCCATCTATCGGCTCAACCCTAATACCAGCAGGAGCTAATCGCGCAGCTACTGCCGAGGCGGTTCTGGCTGAATAGGCAACCAACTGCACTGGATACTTTCGCACCCATTCCGCTACATCATTAGCCATTGCTTTATCATCTAGATTGGCAGGATTATGCCAAGTCTGAAGAAGTATGACTTGGAACTTATCGCCCTCAAGTCTTTGGCTAGCGACTAGCGCCGCTTCTTTTCTACTAGGGCTTAGATCAATAGCCAACCAAGTATCAGATTCAGGGTTGAGTCGAAGTCCTTCAACTTTGCAACTCTCCCACTGAGACGGATTGATAACTGGGTTAATCGTATCGACCCATTGACATAAGACTTCTGTGCGCACAATATCTTCGGGGTCTGACAATACGGCTCGGATATTATCTGGATGAACTGTTATGCCAAGTGACGGATTTGCTTGGCAGACACCTAGCCAAAAGGCTGGGGAGTTATCAAATTTAATGCCTTGAGGCGCTGACCATTCAAACCAACCAATATCATCATTGCTACCAAATATCGCAGCCATCGCTCTTTCCCTAAGTTTATTTAGAACTATGCTGTGTTGATCTCCAGCATTTGAATAAACCCATATTTGAGGATTGGGGCTAGCCATCTGGGTATATCGCAAGGCTGACCAGACATCCTCATCTTTATACTCTCGGGCTTCGTCTAGGTGTATCGTTTCAGGGGCTGCAATACCTCTACCAGCCGAGTTATTGGCCCTGACGATATATCGCCTACCTTCAGTAAATTGAAGCTCTTGAAAGCCTTTACTTTCTAGTTTTTTTGTAAATTCAGCAGCTAGCCTTGGATTCTGTTCAATAATTCCATAGATTTTATAGAATAGTTCCGCTGAAGTAGTTAGCT